TCTCGGTATTCCGATGGGGCTCTAGTCGGCTAGTCGCTCCGTATTTTCAATGAGTTAAACCTCACCACGCACCATAATTTTGGCAGGACCAGTCCGAACCTCAAAGGGTAAGAACTCCCCACTGGGCCTTGCTTTCTGCAAGGCAAAGAGCGTCCATGAGAGTGGTCTAACAGAGACAGGACGGGCTTTCCAAGCACCGACGCAAACTGGACAGAGAGGAAACAGAGAACGGAATGAGGGAACCCAAACGGTTTCAAAACGCACCCATTTGGCGTGAAATTGACGCACTGCGAGGCCAAACTGTGGGTCAGTTGAGGGTAAAGTACCTGGAAGTATTCAAGCTCGAGTCGCGATCGAACCACAAGCAGTTCTTGGTGCGGCGCATCGCCTGGCGTCTCCAAGCCAACAATGAAGGCGACCTATCGGAGCGGGCACGCCAGCGCGCCCTAGCTTTGGCCGAAGAGGCCGAGCTCAGGATTCGCGCCCCCGATTTCTTTGTGAAGCGATTATCCGAGCCCGCAGGAAAGAAACCATCTGATCCCCGCCTGCCTCCGACAGGCACCTTGGTGACCCGCCAGTTCCAGGGCGAGAGCGTATCGGTGGAGGTATTGGAGAATGGTTTTCGTTATCAGGAGCGAGTATACAAATCGCTGAGCGCGGTGGCCCGACATGTGACCGGCGTGCAGTGGAATGGTTTTTCGTTTTTTGCCCTAAAGGGCAGGCGGGAGAGACAACATGAATGGTGAGCCAAGGATGCCTCGATCGGAGGAAGGAGAACCACACCCAAGGAAACTCCGCTGTGCGATCTACACCAGGAAATCGACCGAAGAAGGTTTGAACCAGGAATTCAACACGCTGGAGGCGCAACGAGAAGCAGCCCAGGCCTATGTACGCAGCCAGCTTCACGTTGGCTGGATGGCGCTCGGAGAGCGGTATGACGATGGAGGATACACCGGAGCGAACCTGGAACGTCCCGCACTGCGAAAGCTGCTGGCAGACATTCAGGCGGGTGAAATAGATTGCGTGCTGGTTTACAAGATTGACCGGCTGAGCCGCTCGCTGCTAGACTTCGCGCGCCTGATGGAAATCTTCGAGCGGCATCAGGTCAGCCTGGTATCGATCACCCAGCCGTTGAACACCACGGCTTCGCTCGGCCGGCTAACGCTGAATATACTGCTCTCGTTTGCACAGTTTGAGCGCGAGATGATCGCGGATCGAACGCGCGATAAGATGGCAGCGGCACGACGGAAAGGCAAATGGGTGGGCGGCACGCCGGTGCTGGGCTACGATATCGCCGAAGCCGGAGGCAGGCTTACGGTGAACGCGGCAGAAGCTCGCAGTGTACAAGCGATCTTCGAACTATATCTACAACGTCAGTCCTTAAAGGCAGCGCTGGTCGAGATACAAGCGCGGCGTTGGACCACGAAACAGTGGCGGGGCCGGGACGGAAAGGAGCATCTGGGGCGGCCATTCACGAAGAGGAGTTTAGAGCGGCTCTTGAAGAATGTGTTGTATCTCGGCCAGGTGTCGTGTCAGGGGGAGATCTTCGCCGGTGAGCAGACAGCCATTATCGAACAGTCAGTTTGGCAACGCACTCAGGCGCAGCTCGCCACTCAGCAAGACGAGGCGCGCCTGGTAACGGAACCTTCGACGGTGGCGACGAAGATAGCGCGCCATGGCGGACATCTAGCCCCGAAAGGGGAGCGAACCGAACGAGTACCCCGGATCGCAACGTTGCTCGCATTGGCGCTCAAGTTTGAGGAGTTGATTGGCTCTGGCGTGGTGAGTAACTACGCGGCGCTCGCGCAGGTAGCGCGGGTCTCGCGCTCGCGCGTCACCCAGATGACCGGTCTACTGAATCTAGCGCCTGACATTCAAGAGGAAATTCTATTCCTGCGACCGGAGGAGGCCAAGCTGCTTCGCATCTCTGAGCCTTCTCTTCGGAGGCTGACGGCGACTCTGCTCTGGAACAAACAGCGTGAGTTATGGAGAGGTCTACGCCCCGCGCTACAGAACCGCCAGGTTGGAATCCGAGTGGGCCATACTGGAGAAGAGGCCCCCGCCTTGGTATTCAATGGTCCGAAAGACAAATCCACCCCGCCAACATGAGCTGTTACGAAGAACCCGGAACCAGCTGAATCCGACGCTTGCCAAACTCTATTCGCAACTGTCGCCTGGGCTTTGTTCGCGGATTGCAAAGCTCGTAAACGAAGCGCTGCCGTCTGGTGTCCATCCCGATTTGCTCGTCAAATATGCGTTCCTGTACGCCACAGCAGAAGTACAAGCACAAGGCAACGCGGTATCCAAAAATCACGCGGTCCGAGCAAACCACGAACTGGCCGGTCAGATCCATGGGCTGTCTACTGGTTATCAGGACCTCCCAGAAGCGAAGAGACGATATCGGGTTGGCCGCAGGGCAAGCCAGCAAATCCTGGCTTCACTCAATGCTGTCCTGGCGAAGTGGCACACGTTCGAGCAAGTCGTGCTGAATCATCGATCGGAGTTGCCTCTACATCTACAATCACGGTTTTCGGAAGCAGCCCGAGGTACCGTGGGTAAGGTATTTCAAAGCATGGCAATCGCCTTGGCCCGAGATGAGGAAGACATCATCATTGGCAAAACGCCTCCCGACCGAGAGCTTTCGGAGATAACCCAAACGTACATGTGGTGGTGCTTGGCCATGGCTCCTTACCGGGGCCGATGGAATGACATGCACCAACTCGCTGTTACTTGGAGAATGTCATCTACAGCCTCAGTCAAAAAATTCCGAAGCAAGGTGAGTCGGATTTGCAAGGGTACTCCCCTCACATACCCGTTTTCTGACTCTTGGAAATCTGCGCTCTCCAAGCAATAGCCCCATCGCCGTACCCACCCCCCTACCCGTCCCCAAAACAAGGGGGGCCTTTCGAACCTCATTGGTTACGCCTAACCAATTGAAAGTGAGAAACGATGTTGAACATTGAACCACAGCATTTCCACCAGGCTTTTGCAGCTGTCTTCCTACTGTTGTGGGGGCTTATCGGGGCGGTCCTCAATTCCGATTTCAGCGAACTCCCGCCACTTGATTTCCGACAGTGGAGTGTGGACAAGCTGATCGCCTATCCCCACAACCCGAGAAAAAACAGCCATTTGGTGAACCGGATGATCGCGGCCATCCGCGAGTTCAAGCTGATCCTTCCGCTGCTGATTCGAAGCTCTGGTGAGCTGGTGGATGGGCACTTGCGCCTCAAAGCCGCTATCAAGCTCGGATTACGGGAAGTGCCCGTCATTATTGTTGACTCTTGGAGCCCAGAACAAGTCGAAGCCGGGCGTCTTCTATTCAATCGATCGGCTTCCTGGGCTACCTGGGACACGGAACGGGTAGCCAAAATCATCAATGGGTTGGCCAAGCTGAATTTCGACCTCTCCCTAACTGGGTTCGAGGGATTCGAAATCGATCGTTTCATATTTGATAGTCGTGGTATCGACGGGCATGCAGACTCAGTTCCAGATCCGTCACTGCGCCCGGTAACAGCTTCCGGCGACCTGTGGCTTTGTGGAGCGCACCGCGTGCTCTGCGGGGACTGCACCTGCGCAGCAACAGTGTCGCGGTTGCTCGAATCGGCGACGCCGTTGCTGATGGTCATCGACCAACCGTATTCCGTAAGATATGACCCCTTATGGAGGGAACAAGCCGGACTCGGTCACGTGCGTCAGGTCGGCAAAGTGACGAATGACAATCGCGTGAACTGGGCGCAAGCGTACCAACTGTTTCCCGGCGACGTCGCCTACATTTGGCACGCTGGCGTCCACTCCGGTGAAGTAGCACGAAGCATCGAGGCGGCCGGATGGGAAATCCGCAGTCAGATTATCTGGTTTAAATCTCATTTCGTGCTGAGCCGCGGCGATTATCACTGGGCTCACGAGCCGTGCTATTACGCTGTCCGCCGCGGAAAGAGATCGCATTGGCGGGGCGATCGAAAACAAAGTACCGTTTGGCAAATACCCAATTTGAATCCTTTCGGCGGAGACCGTGCTGAAATGCCCACCGGTCATGGAACCCAAAAGCCGGTGGAATTGGTACGCCGGTCGATCTTGAATCACCTGGAGCGTGGAGAGGCGCTCTATGACGGCTTTCTCGGTTCAGGGACCTCCCTCCAAGCTGCCGAACTGACCGGCCGCGTCTGCTACGGCCTGGAAATCGAACCACTGTATGTCGATATAATTCTGCGCCGCTGGCAGGACATGACCGGCGAGAAGGCCGTGCTCGACGGCGACGGCCGCACCTTTGAAGATATTCAAGCGGCGCGCCAAGCCAGTCCCGAAGTCAACATCGATATGGTCCTCACCAAGGAGTCTTAAAATGGCGCGTCCTCCTTTTGCTCCCACCGAAGACCAGCGTCGCTATGTCAAGTCCATGGCGGCATACGGAATTCCGCAGCCAGACATTGCGGAGGTGGTGGGATTGCGTTCAGTCAAAACCCTGCGGAAACACTTCACCATGGAACTGGAACGCGGACGAATTGAGGCCAATTGCCAAATAGCCCAGACACTATTCGATATGGCCAAGTCGGGTGAGTGTGTAGCGGCCACGATTTTCTGGGCGAAGACCAGGATGGGATTTCAAGAGATTCACGTCGTGGAAAACCGGCCAGCAGTTATCAATTTCGTGGTCGCAGAGGACAAGAAAGCCGCATGAAGCGCAGTAGATACACTGAGGGGATGCAAGTCCTGCTGAAGCCGCCGCAGTGGACGGTCTTTCGGTGCCCGGCGCGCTTTCGTGTGTTGGTAGCCGGCCGGCGCTTTGGCAAGACCTATCTGGCGCTCACGGAATTGATCCAGGCAGCTTGCAGTCCGGGCCGTAAGGTGTGGTACGTCGCACCGACGTATCGTCAGGGAAAAAGAGTGGTGTGGCAAACACTGAAGCAGATGACGAGGACATTGCGGTCCTCAAAACCAAACGAGACCGATTTGACTATTGAGTTGATCGGAGGTGGCACGATTTGCGTCCGCGGCGCTGACAACTGCGACTCGCTGCGGGGTGAAGGTATTGACTTTGTTGTGGTCGACGAGGTGGCCGATATGAAATCCGAGGTCTGGCCGGAGGTGCTTCGGCCCATGTTAAGTGACCGTGAAGGTGGGGCACTGTTCATCGGCACCCCGCGCGGTCACAACCATTTCTTTGATCTTTACGAGGCGGCTCAAAGTCAGCCTAACTGGGCCGCCTTCCAATTCACCACCGCCCAGGGCTGCAATGTCTCACCCCAAGAGCTGGCAGACGCTTCTCGGGAAATGGATGAACGGGTTTTTAAACAGGAATTCGAAGCCAGTTTTCAGAATCTCGGCGCCGGTCGCGCCTACTATACCTTCGATCGCGCGCATAATGTGAGATCACTCCGCTTTGATCCAAAACTGCCACTGTTTTGGGCACTGGATTTCAACATGAATCCACTTTGTTCGGTGATCGGACAAACAGTCAACGGACGCCTACACATCTTGGATGAATTGGTATTACCGGACTCCCACACACCGGCGGCTTGCGAAGAATTCCTCAACCGCACTAAGCAGCTTCTCATCGCGCCACAACCTTTCGAACCGCCGGAGGACGAAGCTATGGCCGAAGTCTTCCAGGAATTGCTAGCGCAATATCAGCCGGCGCCCCTGAACGTTTACGTGTATGGCGACGCCACCGGAGCGCAGCGGAAAACCTCGGCCACGCGCACCGACTGGCAGATCGTCAAGGACTTCTTTGGGCGTTATGCAGATCGTTTCAACGTGCAATTCCGTGTGCTGAGTTCCAACCCGCCCGTCAAGGATCGTATCAACTGCGTAAACGCATTGCTTCAGAACCACGCTGGCCAGCATCGCCTGCTAGTCGATCCGAAATGTAAGGAACTGATCAAGGACTTCGAACAAACTTGCTGGAAGGCGGATCCGCACGGCAACCAACTGACGGACCTGGATAAATCGGATCCCATGCGAACGCACGCGAGTGATGCCACCGGCTACTTGATAGCGCGCGAGTTTCCGATGCGGG